TCATGAGCAAAATAGAGTAACAATCTCTGGTGTCGAATCTGATGTAGTGCCAACAAAACTTTCATTACCATATGGATCTAGTTCTACATCAACAATATCTGTTGAAAGCACTGATAACTTTACAACTTATGAGAATGTTGCTGTTGGAGCAACTAATCCAGGCCTACTGCAAATTGGAGATGAGGTATTGAGATATACTGGTGCTTCTGGTGGATCTATAACAGGTATTACAAGAGGTAATAATGCTAAAGGTTACATAAAAGGAACTGCTGTTCGTAAATATGAATTAGGTGGTGTTTCTCTTGGAAGAATTAATAGAACTCATATAATGAGTGAGGTTACTGATAAAGATCCAAGTCCAATCACATTTGATAGTTACACACTTAGACTTGATGTAAGTGCCATGACTGCTGCACAAACTGGATTACCATTCACACTACCAAATAGGCAAAGTTCTGGAAGTGCAGCAAGTAATCCATTATTATTCTTTAATGATACTAAATCCACTGGTGGTTTTGATGCTCATGCCACACAGAATATTCCATTCCAGATAATATCACCGAACATTGCGAACGTGACTGTACCTGGCACAACAATATCAGCAACAATGAAAACAATATCTGCTGCTAGTTTAGGTAACGGATTAGGTCAAGGAACTGATGTTCCATTCTTAGATAAAGGAAGTGAAAGTGTAACTTTAAATAAATCAAATTATTTAAATTCTACTAGAATGGTGGCATCTAGAGTTAATGAAACAAATAATATTGTTACTCAAAATAATTCTGGTGATAGATCATTGAACATGACACTCACACTTGAAACAAGCAATACTGATTTATCTCCTCTTGTTGACTTACAGAGAATGAGTGCTGTTCTTGTTTCTAATAGAGTTGATGCTCCTATTACAAATTATCTAGAAGATCCTAGAGTAAACACACTCTTTGATGATCCTACAGCATGTCAATATGTTTCTAGAGAAAATAGTTTGGCAAACTCTGCATCATCAATCAAGATAATACTTGAAGGACATATTAATGAGTTCTCTGATATAAGAGCATATTATGCAATTAGTCCTACTCCTAACTTTGAACCTATATTTGAACCATTCCCTGGCTTTGCTAACTTAGATAATAATGGTCAGATAATTAGTGCAGAGAAAAATGATGGTAGACCTGACAGGTTCATACCAAAAGCAGATGTTGGAGGATTTAAGAGTAATGAGGTGACTTTCCGAGAGTATGAATTTAATATGGAAAACTTACCACCATTCAAATTCTATAGAGTTAAATTTGTCTTAACAGGAACAAATCAAACATATGTTCCTAGGGTATCTAATTTACGAGTGATTACTTTAGCATAATGTCAAATTACATTCCAGTTGAAGGTAATAATGATTTAGTCAGAGATCCAAAAACTGATTCAATTATTAACACAAATACTAGTGCGTATGAACAATACATTTCACAACGCAAAAAACGTAAACTTGAAAAAGAGAAATCTTTAAATATTGAAGAAGATCTTGCTAATTTAAAAAGTGAAATGAATGAAATAAAATCTTTACTAAGGGAGTTAGTAAATGGCAACTAAAAAAATTACTTTCGATCCAGAGGCTGGTGCTGCACATGCAGCAAACTTTACGATGCTTGGTGGTGCAAATTTTGAAGGTAACTTTGAAGTTGTAGGAACTTCTAATACAGCGTTTAATCTTGAGGGATACTCTGGTTCATCTCAAATGACCAAGAGTGTTTCCATAGGATCAACTGCTTTTCCTGCAGCGACTTTTGCTGTTGGATTTACAAGTGCTGCTGATGGTAAAGTTCGTATATCATTAGGTGGAACTCAAACTAAAACATTAGAGGAGGGTCGATACGTATATGATGTAGTCGTTAGTTCTGGTAATACCTTTTACAGATTAGCTGACGGTAACATTCTTGTTCGACCTGGCATATCATCAATCTCCGCACTATAAATATGGATAGAGGTATAGTATAAATGGCTCAACCATCCACTAGATCAGAATTAATCACCTATGCTAAAAGACAATTAGGTGCACCAGTATTGGAAATCAACGTTGCAGATGAGCAAGTTGAGGATATATTGGATGATGCAATTCAATACTTTCAAGAACGTCATTTTGATGGTGTATACCCAACATTTTTAAAGTATAAGATCACAGAAGATGATATAAAAAGAGGAAGATCTAGAGATGGAAATACAGATAACGTAGGTATCACTACACAAACAGCAACATCAACAATCGATGGCCAGTCGGTTTCATTTAGTTTTAATGAAACATCAAATTATTTACAAGTTCCACCAGATATTCTTGGTATTACAAAGGTCTTTCATTTTGACGGATCAAATAGAATGGCAAGTGGTATGTTTAGTTTGAAGTATCAGTTGTTTTTAAATGACGTATATTTTTATGGTTCAACTGAGTTGATGACATATGCAATGACAAAGACATATCTTGAGGATATTAATTTTTTATTAACTACACAAAAACAAATTAGATTTAATAAAAGACAAGATAGATTATATTTAGATATTGATTGGTCAAGTATCAGTGCCGATGAGTTTCTTGTAATTGAGTGTTTTAGAACACTAGATCCTAATGATTATGCTAGAGTTTTTAACGATTCATTTTTAAAAAGATATTTCACCGCACATCTTAAAAGGCAGTGGGGTCAAAACTTAATGAAATTCCAAGGAGTTAAATTACCTGGTGGAGTCGAGTTAAATGGTAGACAAATCTATGATGATGCAATCAATGATATAGCACTCATCAGAGAACAAATGTCTAACACTTACGAACTACCACCACTTGACTTTATAGGATAATATAATGGCACTAAATCCATTCTTTCAGCAAGGCTCCTCTGGTGAACAGAGTCTCGTTCAATCTTTGATTAACGAGCAGTTGAAGATGTATGGTGTAGAAGTTCATTATATGCCAAGAAAATTTGTTAGTGAGAAATCAATATTAAAAGAAGTAGTTCAATCAAAGTTTGATGATGCATATCCAATAGAAGCTTATATTGACAACTTTGATGGTTATGATGATATGCCATCCACATTATCAAAGTTTGGTATACAAGCAACTAATGAAGTAACGTTAATTATATCAAGAGAGAGATTTGAAAGTTACATATCTCCCCTAATGAAAAATGAATCTAATGTTAAACTCTCCACAAGGCCAAAAGAAGGAGACTTGATTTATTTCCCATTAGGTGATCGTATATTTGAAATCAAATATGTAGAACATGAAAAACCATTTTATCAGTTAAGAGATACCTACGTTTTTAAACTAACATGTGAACTATTCCGTTATGAGGATGAGGTTATTGATACTGGTGTAGATGAAATAGATGATACTCTAGAGGCAGTAGAAGGAGCAGATGGAGAGGAGTTTCTTATTGGTGCTGGTGGCACACAGAAACTAACTCTTGTAGGAACTGCATCTCAAGCAACTGCATCTATAGGTATTGTTAATGGTGGTATTCAACAAATATTCCTTTCAAATAGAGGTAAAGGATTTACGTTTGCACCAAGAGTTGCAATATCATCTGCACCTGCAGGAGGATTATCTGGTATTGCCACATCTAAGTTACTAAGTGGTGTTGCTATTGAAGGTAATATTAGTGATAGTAAAAAGTCTGTTGTTCAGTTTGTTGATTTAGTAAATCCAGGCTTTGGTTATACTGCTAATCCACAAGTTCAAGTGATTGGTGATGGAACAGGTGTTGCTGCAACATCTAAGATAGAGAATGGAGTGGTTGGTATTGTAACTATTACTTCAGGTGGTTCAGGATATACAACATCTCCAACAATAACATTCACAGGATTATCAACAGTATCTGCTGCTGCAACTGCGATTGTTAGTGCTGCTGGAACAATCTCTGCTATACATATCAGGAATGCTGGTGTCGGGTACACGGTAACACCCACCATTTCTATCGCATCACCAGGCAGCTCTGGTTCAGGTAACTACTCATTTAATGAAACAATTACTGGTGGAACAAGTGGTGCAACAGCAAGAGTTAGAACTTGGAACGCTGTCACAAATGAATTAGAGATATATAATATCACAGGTACATTCAGATCTGGAGAGACAATCACTGGTTCATCCTCAAGTGCATCACACTTAATTAGAGTGATTGATCTAACAAACTTCGATGATGGATTTGGTGAAAACGATGAGTTTGAACTACAAGCGGATGCTATTTTAGACTTCTCAGAGAACAATCCGTTTGGAACACCATAAATATAGGTAACAGGTTATAACAATGTTTGAGTATTTTTACAACGAAATCCTAAGAAAAACAATTATTGGTTTTGGAACACTGTTTAATGGTCTTACCATTAAACAAGATGGATCGACTGTAAAAGTTCCATTGGCATATGGCCCAACACAAAAGTTTTTAGCAAGATTAGAACAAGCACCAAACTTAAGTCAAGCAACTGCAATCAGTTTGCCTAGAATGTCATTTGAGTTTACAGGTCTTACATATGATTCATCTAGAAAGGTAACAACAACTCAGACAATAGCAGTTAAGAATCCAGACGACGGAACAGATATTAAAAAGGTATTCATGCCAGTTCCATATAATATGCAATTTGAACTTGCTATTATGTGTAAACTAAATGATGATGCATTGCAATTAGTAGAACAGATATTACCATTTTTCCAACCATCATACAATCTAACAATCAATCTTGTAGATTTAATAAACGAAAAGAAAGATGTTCCAGTTGTATTAGAAAATATTACAATGCAAGATGATTATGAGGGAGATTTTACATCAAGGAGAGTTTTACTTTATACACTAAGATTTACTGCAAAGACATATCTATTTGGCCCTGTCACATCTGCATCCAAAGACATCATCAAAACTGCTACTGTTCGTTACCTTGCTGGTGGATCACAAAGCACACAAAGAGATGTTACATTCGCTGTTAAACCAAGAGCACTCAAAGATTACACTGCTGATGCTGTAACAAATCTAAGTGAAGATATAGATGCATCTCAAACAACAATTAACGTTGTTTCTGGATCCGCAATCACAGTCAAGAAATTTATTGAGGTTGATGGTGAGGAGATGAAAGTTACTAAGATTACAGGTAATAAAATTACAGTTGAGAGAGGTCAAGATACCACAATTGCTAAAGAACATGTTAGAGGAACAGAGATTAAGGGTATAGATTACTCACCTAGAGAAGATAGTAACCTAGTTGAACTAGGAGATGACTTCGGATTTGACGGATCTTACACATGAAAACCGACGGATTAGATGATGCTTTCAATGTAGAAACAAGTATTGTTCCTGCAGAAGTTGAGAGGGTTCAGAAAAAAGAAAAACAAAATCCTGATCATATCAGTAAGGATTACGAATACACTCGTGGCAATCTTTATAGTATAATAGAAAAAGGTCAAGAAGCTATCAACGGTATTCTCGAACTTGCTCAAGAAAGTGAGATGCCAAGAGCATATGAAGTTGCAGGCCAATTAATTAAAAACGTTGCTGATGCGACTGATAAATTGATGGATCTTCAAAAGAAACTAAAAGATGTAAATGAAGAAGAGAAACAAAAAGGCCCATCAACAGTCAATAATGCATTGTTTGTAGGGTCAACATCTGAATTATCTAAACTACTAAAAGCTCAGACTAAAAAAGAAGATAAATAAATCAGGGAGAGGAATCCCAAAGTAATATTTTACTCATACCATGGCGGAAAAACTACCGTCTATAGATGAATTCTATCCAGAATTACCGTCTGTAGATGACCTTATAACAGAAGAAAAATTACCCTCCGTGGATGAGTTCATCGAGGAAGAAAAAGAAAAAGAAGAAGAAGAGGAGGAAAAACCTGATCTTGCACCATCTTCATACGAGCCAGATTTAACAGAAGTAATAAGATTAATAAACGACGTTAGAGAAGATATACCTGAGATACCACAAATAAAATACTATGAAAAGGAGTTAGAAGAACTAACTGCTTATGTAGAGGAAGTTAAAGAAAGCATTCCTGAAGTTCCTGAACAGGTAACATATGATGATGAGATATCTGCCATATGTGGTTTGATTGATGAACTAAAGGAAGAAGTACGTACAAACGCTGCAGAGATACCAGAGATACGGTATTATGATGTTCAAATTGAACGTCTTGAAAGTAGTCTCAAGAGTCTTCCAGAAATTCGTCACTATGAAGGTGATCTAGCATCTATAAGAGATGAAATTGTTCTATTAAAAGAATCTATTCCAGTATTCCCTAAGTGGGTAAACGAGGTAAATGAGGTTCCTGATTTTTCATGGATAGGAAAACAGTTCAGTGTCATTGACGATGATTTCATCAAGGCTAAAGACAATGTAGATTCAGTTAGAAATAAGATAAATGAGGAAGTTAGACAACTATCTGAAGATCTTGAGGTAAAGAGATTTGAATCTAAAACAGAGATAAAAGAACTAACAGAAAACTTTACAGAGACAAAGAAAAAAATATATGAGGAACTAAGAACTGCTGCTGTAGGCATTCTTGATATTAAACATGCATTCAAGAATGATGATAACTTATTAAAGAAACAGATTATGAGCAAATATAATCTGTTGAAACTCAATGTTGAAGAACAGGTTAAGAAGTTTAATCAAACTAATGAAGATACAAAAGATTTATATGCTGGATACTTTGAATCGCTTACAGAAGAGATAAGTAATCTACCTAAAGTCAAATATTATGAAGAAGATATTAAGAAAATAAGAGAAGAGTTTACAAAAGGTTTAGATTCTCTTAAAGTTCTTGTTGAAGATATAAGACAAAAACAGAAACTAGTAAAAACTGAAGTAGAAGATATACAAGAAGGTCTTTTAAATGAACCACCAGAAAATACACAATCAGTTGGAACTGGTGACGATCCTCTGGCTCCATTAGATAAACAGTTTCCTAATTTAAAATCATTAGCAGATCACTATAGGTTGTTCATCAATAGAACACAACAGCAACTTGCTGTCATAGGTGGTGGTGGTGCTGGATTCGTTCCAGATCTTGCAGACGTTGATTTTGATATAGCAACAGGTGATAATAAGATATTAGTTTACAATGCAGATGGAAACGGAACTAAGTTTGTAGGTATTGCAAGTACAGCTCTTATAAATGTAGTTACAGGTAATTTAGATGTTACAGGAAATATATCCTGTGCAGGAACAGTTACTTATGATGATGTCACATTTGTAGACTCTATCGGAGTTGTGACTGCAAGAAGTGGAATCGAACTTGGTGCTGGAAGTATAACACCAGTTATCTCGTTTGAGGCTGCTACAACAACTACAACAACTACAAGTGCATCTACTATAGATACATTTTCGGCAACAACATACCGATCTGCCCAATATCAAATACAAATCACACAAGGATCAAGTTATCACGTTACCACACTAAACGTATTACATGATGGATCAACAGTTCATCTAATGGAATTCGGAACTGTGCGAACTGGCATAGCCCTTGCCACGTTTGACGCTGATATAAGTTCTGGTAATGTAAGAGTGAGAGGAACTCCGACCACTTCTTTATCCACAGTTTTCAAATTATCCAAAGTTTTAACAAGAGTATGAACATGAAAGACTTCAACAAATTCATAGAAGAAGCAGCAACTAAGAGATGCCCACCAGGCCAGTATTACTGTTTCGACGAAAAGAAATGCAAAAAAATACCTAACGGATATCGTATAGGATATGGTGGCAGACTAGCACCAGACAACAGATCAGACTCTGGCAACGGGAACGGTAATGGAAATGGAAATGGAAATGGAAATGGTGGTAACGGCAACGGTGGAAACGGTGGTGGAAACGGTGGCGGTGGTAATGGCGGTGGCGGTAATGGAGGAGGTGGAAACGGAGGTTAATATATATAAGTCAGCATTACATGACACAAATGAATATAAAACCGTCAGTTAAATGGCTTGCAGTTGGATTGGGTGTAGTGATAGGTGGAACCCAAATAGGATTGGTTGGATCTATCATTAGATTGAATAATAAGGAGAGTAAATTTCCTACACTGCCAGTAGGGCCATATACTTCATATAGAGTCGTAAGCAATGCAGACGGTTCATATGATATGACATACAGGGCAAACGATCCATTAGTCATGTCAAACGTAAAGGATATAGAAAAGAGAGGTGGATTCCTAGGAACGAAGAAGGAGAATATAAAGACAACAGAAATGTACACCATGGATGGAGCAGTTCATCATGGAGGGCCTGTTAGTAGCACATCTGCATGGATAGATCCATCAGCGATTACAAAGACAAGTAAATGGAACTCTAATCAACTAAGTGCTAAGACCATAGCATGTATTGAGGCTGCTGGATCTGGAAGAGGAACTGGTAGAATGGTTGGTAGTGCTGTTGGTGCTCAAGCTGCTCCTGCACTGTCAAATATACCATTTGTAGGTTGGGTTGCTGCTGGATTTGTAACTATGTTTGGTGCGGATAAAGGTGGTGATATCGGTGCAGAATTATCTACTTCATATGCTGAATGTGATGATGTAGATATTCCACATACTAAATAATACAGTATTGATACTCGAAAATGGGTTGGTCTCCAGCACAAATAGGTGCATTAGAAAACTGTGGCATTAAGGTCGAAGATGCCACTGGAGACATTAAATGGAGGGAAGTTGAGGCAGTTGATATTATTAAACCCGAACCAATCAAATCACCAAAATCAAATATTCAATACGAAGCAACACGTTTACCAGATTATAACAAAGTAGGAAACATACTAAAAGTTATTTTACGATGGCGAGGAGGAACATACATGATAAAAATGTTCTTTCCCACTGTGGTATTACCATCACGAAAAGAAGTACAGGATCAAGTGAGCAAAGTGTATCCTGGCTCTAAAATCGTGAATTACAAAGTTTCGGATTATGACTCAGGAGAACCGATCCTCCAGACGAGAGGATAGCAAAGATTTAAAAAAGAAAATACAAAGACTAGAAAAAACAATAGAACTACAGCAAAGAACAATCGAACACGACAAAAAATTCATGATTTAAATTATGCCTTACGTTGACGACATTTATCTCGGTAATCCGAATCTAAAGAAAGCGAATACCGAAATTGAATTTACACAAGAACAAATCTTAGAGTTTGTTAAATGTAAAGATGATCCTGTTTACTTTGCTAAGAAATATATTAAGATCGTCTCTCTTGATGAGGGCTTAGTTCCGTTTGACTTATACCCTTTCCAAGAGAAACTAATTAGAAACTTTCACGAAGAAAGATTCAATATATGTAAGATGCCAAGACAGACTGGTAAATCAACCACCTGCGTATCTTACTTATTGCATTATGCACTTTTTAATGATAATGTTAATATTGCTGTTCTTGCAAATAAAGCATCTACTGCAAGAGATCTACTTGGTAGATTACAATTAGCATATGAGAATTTACCTAAATGGATGCAACAGGGTATTCTTGCATGGAACAAAGGATCACTGGAGTTAGAAAATGGTTCTAAAATCTTGGCTGCTTCAACTTCTGCAAGTGCTGTACGAGGCGGGTCATACAATGTTATCTTTTTGGATGAGTTTGCATTCATTCCAAATCACATTGCTGATCAATTTTTTGCCTCTGTTTATCCTACTATTAGTTCTGGTCAAAATACTAAGGTAATCATCGTATCTACACCACGAGGTATGAATCACTTCTACCGATTGTGGCATGATGCGGAGAGAGGAAAGAATGAATATAAACCAACTGATGTTCACTGGTCTGAAGTGCCAGGTAGAGATGAAGTCTGGAGAGAACAAACAATTGCAAACACATCAGAACAACAGTTTAAGGTTGAGTTTGAGTGTGAGTTCTTAGGATCTGTTGATACATTGATAGCACCAAGTAAGTTAAGAAATCTTGTATATGAAGAACCACAGATTAGAAATGCTGGATTTGATGTCTATGAAAATGCACAATATAAACACGATTATTTAATCACAGTTGACGTTGCTCGTGGTGTAGAGAAGGATTACTCAGCCTTCATAGTCTTTGATATTACAACATTCCCACATAAGATTGTTGCTAAGTATAGGGATAATCAAATCAAACCGATGTTGTTTCCTAGTATCATATATGAGGTAGCAACAAAATATAACAAAGCATTTATATTATGTGAGGTAAATGATATTGGTGATCAGGTGGCATCAATTATTCACTATGATCTTGAATACGATAATCTTCTCATGGCATCAATGAGAGGAAGGGCAGGGCAAGTTATTGGTCAAGGATTCTCTGGTAAGAAAACTCAAATGGGAGTCAAGATGTCTAAGACTGTCAAAAAGGTAGGATCTTTAAATTTAAAAACACTGATTGAATCTGACAAGATTATCTTTAAGGATTATGAAATCATATCAGAACTAACGACATTCATACAAAAAAATAATTCATTCGAGGCAGAAGAGGGATCTAATGACGACCTTGCTATGTGTTTGGTCATATATGCATGGTTAGTTCAAAACGATTACTTTAAAGAACTCACTGATCAAGATGTAAGAAAGAGATTATATGAAGAGCAAAAAAATCAAATCGAACAAGACATGGCTCCATTTGGTTTTATGATAGATGGGTTGGATGACGACACTTTTGTAGACGCAGAGGGGGATCGATGGAATAAAGCAGATGAGTATGGAGATCGATCATTTATGTGGGAGTATATGTAAAAGTCGTAAACAATAAATAATTTCTAGTTAAATCTGAACGGAACGGAGACAAAAGCATGGCGACTCCTCAATTATCTCCTGGTGTATTAGTCAGGGAGGTTGATCTTACAGTAGGAAGAGCAGAGAATGTATTAGACAACATTGGTGCAATAGCAGGCCCATTTAGGCTGGGCCCTATCGATGAACCTATACAAGTATCTACAGAAGAAGACTTAATACAAGTCTTTGGTAAACCACTTTCAACTGACGCACAGTACGAATATTGGCAAAGTGCATCATCATTCTTATCATATGGTGGTGTTTTAAAAGTAGTAAGAACAGATAGCACGAACTTAAACCAAGCAAACGCTGGTGTTGGTATTGCGTCTACCAGTTCATTGAAGATAAAGAATTACGATGATTATCAAGCAGTATATACTTCAGCATCTAATTTCTCTTGGGCAGCAAAAACACCTGGCTCATGGGGTAACGGATTAAAAGTTTGTGTTATTGACGATCAGGCAGACCAGATAATCGGTATTACAACTGACAACTTGCGTAAGGCAGGAGCAATAGTAGGTCAAGGTGTCACGGTTGCATTGAATGATGTAGTTATACCTGGTGCAGGAACAACTTCGACATTCAACGGATATTTGAAAGGAATAGTCACTGGAGTATCAACAGATTCAGTCAATAGTGCATCGACATTCGATGTTAAGATCGTTTCTCGTGTAACAGGTGCTGCTGGAACATCTGGAAATTACTCAGAAACTAATATTAATTATTCTGAAGGAACAAGATTCGGATCAATCAAAGCATCTGATACATTGTTCTTCGTGAACGCAACTGGTATTAACACCAGTACACAGGGAACACAGATAGCTGCACAGTCAATAAGTGCTGCATCAGTCACTGACTGGTATAATTCACAGACTCTAGACATAGACAATGCATCTATATTCTGGAAATCACTAGCACCAAAACCAACATCTAACACTTATGTAACAGATAGAGGTGGAGAAGGTGATGGTATTCACGTTGCAGTTGTTGATGACTTTGGAGTTGTCACTGGAATTAAAGGTAATGTTATTGAGAAACATATAAGTCTCTCAAAAGCACACGATGCAGTTTCATCTGTAAACTCACCTCAGAAGATATACTACAAGAATTACGTCGCAGATTTCTCCGACAATGTATATGCTGGATTCAACCCATCAAATGCAGAGGATACATTCCATAGAACAGTTCCAGTTGCAACAGGATTTGGAACAGCGTTTACACCATTTACAACTGCACAAGGATTGTGGAGTCAACAAGCACAAGGCACTACATTCTCTGCTATCGGTAATGTAACATATCAACTTGGTGGTGGTGAAGACTATCAAGCAGGAGTTCCATTACTAGGTGCTAATGGTGGACATAGAGCAGAGTTAGGTGATCTAATGACATCTTACGATCTCTTTGCAAATAAAGATGAGATAGAAGTTGACTTCCTCATCATGGGCCCTGGCTTAGGATCAAAAGATCAATCACAAACAAAAGCAAATAAATTAATTGCAATCGCTACTGCTCGTAAGGATTGCATGGCAACTATTGGGCCACACAGAGCAGACTTGGTGAACATAACAAACACCACAACTCAAACAAATAATCTAATTGAATTCTTTAGTCCATTAACAAGTTCTTCTTATGCAGTTTTTGATAGTGGATACAAATACACATTCGATAGGTTTAATAACGAGTTTAGATTTGTTCCAACAAACGGTGATGTAGCAGGATTAATGGTTCGCACCGCTTTAACCTCATTCCCATGGTTCTCACCTGCAGGACAACAAAGAGGTATCATAAACAATGCTATTAAATTAGCATACAATCCAACTAAAGATCAAAGAGATCAATTGTATCCTCAGAGAATTAACTCTATTATCACGAAACCTGCAGTAGGAACATTACTCTTTGGTGATAAAACTGCACTGGCATTTGCATCAGCATTTGACAGAATCAACGTTCGTCGTTTGTTCCTTACAATTGAACAAGCTCTTGAGAGTGCTGCTGAAGCACAACTCTTTGAGTTGAACGATGAGTTGACAAGGGCAAACTTTAGAAACATCGTTGAACCATTCTTGAGAGATGTCGAAGCAAAAAGAGGACTCTTTGGATTCCTAGTTGTTTGCGACACAACAAATAACACCCCTGATGTTATTGATAATAATGAATTCAGAGCTGATATATTCTTGAAACCTGCGAAGTCAATCAACTACGTTACTCTATCGTTTGTTGCAACCAGAACAGGAATCAGTTTTGAAGAAGTCGCTGGCCGCGTTTAACTTACTAAATATAACTATCGGAGGATATTAACAAATGGCCACATCAAGAGAGAACAGAACAATCTCAGAGTTTAAATCCAGATTACTGGGTGGCGGTGCAAGACCGAATTTATTTGAAGTTGAACTCACCGCAATGCCAGCAAGTGTAACACTTCCATGGCAAGCAGACAGATTTGGATTTCTGTGCAAAGCAGCACAGTTACCTGGTATGAACATCGCTAACATAGACGTTCCATTTAGAGGTCGTATTTTCAAAGTTGCTGGTGACAGAACAATTGATAACTGGACTATCACAGTAATTAATGATGAGGACTTCTTATACAGAAACGCATTTGAAGAATGGACGCAGCAGATTGCAGCATTAGATGATAACATGGGTTCTACAAATCCATCATCATATATGGTTAACGCTAAAGTCTATCAGTTAGGTAGAGGATCTGAGTTAAACAGCACAACAAACGCTGGTGATTCAAATGTAGTTCTTAAAGAATATGAGTTCATCGATATATTCCCAATTAATGTTGGGCAGATTGATGTATCATATGAAAATACTGATACTATAGAAGAATATACTGTTGAATTTGCAGTTCAGTCTTACAATGTTAAGGGTGCTGGAGTAGCAGGTTAAAATAGGTTGACTAAATAGTAGATATAAACTATAATTCAAGTAAACCATAATTATGGCTAAATTATTTGGATTCTCAATAGAGGATTCCGAACCACTATCTCCTACTGCGGTCTCACCTGTACCTCCTAATAACGAGGATGGGTCTGATCACTATATGAGTAGTGGTTTTTTTGGTTCTTATGTTGATATCGAAGGTATCTACAAAACCGAATACGACTTGATAAAAAGATATCGTGAATTATCAATTCAACCAGAGGCTGATCAAGCAATTGAAGATATTGTTAATGAAGCGATTGTATCTGATACAAATGACTCACCAATAGAAATTAATCTTGATAATCTAAATGCCAGTGATGGTATTAAAGATAAGGTTAGAAAAGAATTTAAACATATCTGTGATCTTTTAGATTTTGATAAGAAGGCACATGAGATATACAGAAACTGGTATATAGACGGAAGAATATACTATCATAAAATAATAGACTTAAAGAAACCAGAAGAGGGTATTCAAGAGTTACGTTATATTGATGCATTAAAAATGCGTTATGTTCGTTCTCAGAAAAATAAAAATAAAGATGGTATAGGAGGAGATAGGATAAAAATCAATACTGGTAATGCTGATCCTATGGATTATAGATTTCCAGAGATAGAAGAATATTTTATATACAATGCTAGTGGCAAATATCCAACAGGAAATATAAATGCAACTGGTGCAAGTCAAGGTATGAAAATTGCAAGAGATGCAATTACATATTGTACCTCTGGATTAGTCGATAGAAATAAAGGATCAACTCTTTCATATTTGCATAAAGCAATCAAGTCAATCAACCAACTTAGAATGATTGAAGATTCACTTGTTATATACAGATTATCAAGAGCACCAGAACGTAGAATTTTCTATATAGATGTAGGTAATTTACCTAAAGTAAAAGCAGAGCAATATCTCAGAGATGTGATGATGCGATATCGAAACAAACTTGTTTACGACGCTAACACAGGAGAGATCCGCGATGACAAGAAGTACATGGCAATGCTTGAAGATTTCTGGCTACCTAGGAGGGAAGGCGGCCGTGGAACTGAAATTTCTACTTTGCCTGGAGGCCAAAACCTTGGTGAGATCACGGATATTGAGTACTTCAAAAAGAAATTATATAGGTCGCTCAACGTACCGCCTTCCAGAATGGACGGAGAGGGAGGATTCAACTTGGGAAGATCCTCAGAAATATTAAGAGACGAATTAAAATTCACTAAATTTGTGAGTAGATTGAGAAAAAGATTCTCAAGAATATTTGATGATATGTTGAGAACTCAGCTTATATTGAAGAATATAATTACCCCAGAAGATTGGGAAACAATGAGTGAACACATACAATATGACTTCTTGTATGATAATCATTTCTCAGAACTAAAAGAAACAGAACTGTTTAACGAAAGAATTACAGTTGCTGCGGCTGCAGAACCATATATCGGAAGATACTATTCTCAAGATTATGTAAGACGTAGAATACTTCGTCAAACAGATATGGAAATATTAGAACAAGATGAGATAATGGCTAAAGAGATTAAAGATGGTGTAATTGCAGATCCGAATGCTCCAGTAGATCCACAAACAGGTCAACCTATAAGTGGTGATGCTCTTGGAGAACCTATAAATGAACCAGATTTAGAATCTGAAGGGTCTGCAACTGAAGCACCAGAACTACCGAAAGGTGGTGAAATATAATACCACACCATTTCTGGTGTATAAATACTATACGAGTTAATTATTAATCATGGATGAATTAATGGATGCGATGGCCACAGACGAATCACCATCACAAATCAGCGATAAGATCAAAGAGATTCTATTTCAAAAATCAGCAGAAAGAATAGACGCTTTCAAGACTGATGTTGCAAATGGAGTATTTGGCGATGGAATCGATATTGATGATGAGGAAGAAATCGATGATGAAGTAGTTGATGAAACTGATGATGAGATTGTTGATGAAGTTGATGAAGTAGAAGCGGAGGATGATACCGAAGTAACTGCAGAATTAGAAGATCAACAATAAATTATAAATAAAAGTTAAATGAGACTATTAGCATAATGGCACATAGAACCGTTGGAGCAGGGCAATCGATTGCGTTAACTGGAACCGCAACGACATCCTCTGCTTTTAAAGTACAATCAAATGTTTTAAGGATCGTCGCGACGGGAGGAAATGCCTATGTTGCAATAGGAACAGATCCAGTGGCAACTACTTCTGATTATATTGTTACTACTCAAGGGTCAGAATCTTTAGCGATGTTAAGAATGTCGCAAAGAGTTGTTGGTATTACTAAAGGATCAACAACAGTTCTTGAAGCTCCAGAAGGAACTCAAATGCCTTTCAATATAGGTGATAGAGTTACTTTAGATTATGAAGGTGATTCTAAGAACGATTCCAACTATACTACTTTGATCAATGATACAAAAGTCGTAGGTAAAAGTAGAAGTGCTGGAATCAGTGGTGACTTCTCAGAGAAGATCACTGTTGAAGCAAACACTGCTGGTGTTTCTACCGCATTTACCCCAACAGGAAATGCTACATTATTTTTGTCTAATAAGGTGTCAGTGATTTCACCAAATCCAACTGCAGCTGCGGTTGTTTACATTCAACAAGTTCAAACTACAGGTAGTGCGTAATGAAACTAATCAGAGAAGAAATCGAATCTGTTGAATTTCTTGTTGAACAAAAGAACGGCAAGAAATCAATGTATATCGAAGGTGTTTTCTTACAAGGAAACATCAAAAATCGTAACGGCAGAATGTATCCTATGGAAACTCTTCGTAGGGAAGTTGGTCGTTACAATGAGAATCATATTCAATCAGGAAGAGCACTTGGAGAACTCGGTCATCCCGAAGGCCCAACTGTTAATCTAGATCGTGTTTCTCATAAGATCGTATCTCTTAAAGAGAACGGATCTAACTTCATTGGTAAGGCTAAAATCCTTAACACACCAATGGGTAAGATTGCATCTTCATTAATCGAAGAAGGTGTAAAACTTGGCGTATCTTCTCGTGGTGTTGGATCACTCCAACAAACAAAAGAAGGTTTCGCTGTAGTAGGTGAAGATTTTATGTTAGCGACTGCTGCAGATATCGTTGCCGATCCTTCAGCTCCTGATGCATTTGTATCTGGAATCATGGAAGGAAAAGAGTGGGTATGGGATGGAGGAATACTTCGCGAGAAGTTTGCTCACAAAACATACAAGCAAATCAACACTCTAGTTGACCAGAAAAAACTCGATGAACAGAAATTAAACCTGTTTAACGATTTTCTGTCTAATTTATAACTTTTCTAAATAAATTATAGTTCTCAATAACCTAAATAAAAAGTCGGAGAAATTAAAAGCAATGGCTAGAAAAAAATTACAAGAAATGGATGTAGCAGCTGGAACTAAACAGTCTAAGACTGCCGTGAATGCCAACGCTCCAACACCGATGCCGATGGATACATCAGTAGCGGGAAGCGTTGAAGATCTCGGAGGCCCTACACCAATGAACTACAAACCAGATGATGA